CGGTTATGCTTCCACCGTATGTTTTGAGCCACATCTTAATGGTCTTCTTTGGCATAAGAGCCTCTAGCATATTATTCGCAATTTTAATATCTTTGGTGATATCTTTGGGAAGCTTTACCTTGATATATTTCAGAATGGCTTCGTCGGTTTTAGTCGTGTTCTTATTCTTTGCTCTGAACTCTTTGACTTTCTCATTATTAGAAAGTCTTTCGTTAATACTTTCTATCATGGCCTGTCGCTGTTCTTCTATCTCAGAATAATAAATAGACGAGTTAATATAGCTCATTTTAGCAAGAGTTTCATTTACCAGTCGTCCATGGATTGTGCCAAATAGCTGTATCTCATGCTCGATCTCTAGTTGTTTATCCTTGAAATACATTTCCATTTCTCCACCGTCTCGACTGGGATTTTTATCATGTCTCAATTAATCTACCTCTACCTTTTCTTTAGTATTCAGCGAATTTCTGCAAACAGGTATCTACCATGAGTTTTGCTTCTTCTACTGTTGGAATAGAACCAAATCTATCCCTGTACATGTTAAGTAATCTTAAAAATAATCCATTCTCTTTAATTAATAACTCAGAGAAATACTTTTGTCTAATATTCCATGAAAAAGTTAAATGAAATAGTTTATTTTTATGGTTTCCTTTTCTCAAGTCTTCTTTGATTCTAGTCTTAATCTTCATCCATATTAGCTGTAACGTTTCTTTCGATACTTCACCGTCCTTATCTTTAAGATCTCCATAGGTAAGATTGATTAACACTTCTTCATCAAACGAAAGCTTAGTTCCATTATTTTCATAACTATAAGGAGTATTCAGGACTTTATCTAACAGTTTTCTTATAGCTTTAAGCTCTCTAGCTGTCTTCTTTTTCTTCTTTTTATGGATCTTCTTAATTTTATCGGATTTAGTCGTCATCTTCTACATCTACCAGATTACCTTTAAGTCTCGCTTTTAACTGGGCAACTTGTTCTTTTAGCTTTTCGTTCTCTTCTTGCATCATTAACGCTTCTTTCGTAAAAGCGGCAAGATTCCCTTTAAAAGTATTGATGATATCATCCTTTGCCTTCTCAACAAGAGCCATGAGCTTCTCAATCTTCTGGGCACCAACTGGTTTCTTGCCCTCGTTTGAACTTGTCTCGATTGCCTCATCCTCTTGCAAAAGGGCTGAATCCATCAGACTATATTCTAAGGCACATTCCAATGCTCTTTCAATTGAATAAGGATAAGTTTCTTTTATAATAAACTTTTTAACCGTATCAAGTGACCTACCAGCTTTCTTTGCTCTCTTAATATCTGTCTGGTATGCCTTATCAGACTTACCAATTAACCTTGTAAAAATAAACTGGTACTTGTCTGCCTTTAACCATGCGTTCTTGCATAATTTAACTCCACTCACTTTTGAGCCACCTTTCTAGAAAATTGAATAACGATATAATTAGTATAGCATATAACATACGGACATACAAGAAATATTTTCTAACCTACCTTATATTTATTAATTGTACCTTGTAGAAACCCTAAAAATAAGAAAGAACCTTATCATACATGGAAGAACCTAGGAGATTTAATTACTTAGGCGGTCAAACTGCCTCAGAATTCAGAGCCAAAGCTTTCAAAGAGTTTGGCTATGCTCCTTTTCCCTTCCAAGAAAAAGTTCACTTATCAGATGCAAAGTTCAGAGTAATCGCTGCTGCTGCTAGAATTGGTAAAACATTCATGGCCGCAGCGGAAGCCAAAGCAAGGATGTTATACCCAATTCCTCAAACGATTTGGTGTATTGGCCCAACTTATGCAATTGCCAGAAAAGTATTTAGGGAGATATGGGATTATATAAACACTCCAGAAGGAAAGAAATTATTTCCTACTAAAGTTGCTAAACGTGATGATATGGAAATAGTTCTTTTTAACGGAACTATTATCGAGGGTAAGTCTGCTGATAATCCACCTTCTCTACTTGGCGAGGGTGTAGATTTAATGATAGTGGATGAAGCGTCTAGAATATCAGATCATATATTCTCTAGATACCTCATAACAAGGCTTACAACAAACGACGGCGACTTAGTTCTTATATCAACTCCTCATGGTATTAATACTGCTTTCCATAAATATTATCTCCAAGGTAAAGATCCAGACGTAGGGCATGTTGAGTCTTGGACAGGTACCGTATTTGACAATCCATTGATATCCAAGAGAGCAATAGACTTCCTTATTGCAAATAAAGATCTCGATCCCATAGGTTATGAGCAAGAGGTTTTAGGCAGATTCGTTGCTCATGAAGGTGCTGTGTTTCCTACATTCAAAGAGGAAGATTTCTTTATGGATGTACCTTATAACCCAGATCTACCAGTCGAAGCTAGTATCGATCATGGATTTAGAAATCCATTTGCATGTTTATTCTTTCAAAGGAACGGACACCAAGTCAGAGTTATTAAGGAATATTACGTATCTGGTAAGTGTGATTTAGATCATGTTGAAGCTTTAAAGCCAGTATTTGAAGGTCTGAATATCAAACGTTGCGTAGTCGATCCCAGAGAGCCTAATACTAGACTGATATTTGCAAAGACCATTCCTTCTTGTGCTTTTGTTCCTGGCCCTGCTAAAGAGATTCCTTTGGGTATTCAGATTATCAGAGATCATTTGAAAATCGATTCTGAAACTAAAACTCCTTATATAGTATTCGATCAAAACAATTGCAAGAAACTTCTATGGGAATTTCTACAAGCACACTACAAAAAGGGCGAGCATGAAGTACCAGAAGATAAAGATAATCATGCGTTATCTGCATTGAGATATTATATGCTTCAGTATTGCAACTTCCTTAATAGAACAGAATTAAGTCATTTTATGTCCTCGATGAAAACAACAGAATCTTTCTTTTCTGAGGAATCAAATCTAAACGAGATGGATCTAAACGATAGACCATGGATGGGCAAAGGGTACGAATAATGTCATTTTATGATAAGTTAAAAAGCGTTATGTTTGGCAAAGCTGAATCGGCGGAGAACTCTACTCCTTTGGGAGAACCAGTTCCAAGATCCGGAGAAAAGGCCGTTAATCCAGAAGCGGAAGAAACAAGAGTAGGCCAATTTGGTTTTAGTAGCAAGTCTCAGGAAAGTTATAATATAAATCCAGATGAACTTGTTAAGAAAAAGGGTATTGACGTCTATAAACAAATGTTAATGGACGATCAGATCAAAGCTAACAGCCTTTTGAAGAAGACTGCCAGATTATCTACAGATAATTCTATAGAAGACGCAAGTAATGAAAAACAGGATCAGATAATCGGTGATTTCGTAAGACACATTCTATATCACAGAATGGATATTACAATGAGAAATCTACTCTTATCACTAATGTCTGGTATGGATTATGGATTCGCTCTGGCAGAAAAGAACTGGGAATACATCGATGAAGGCGATTGGGCTGGATACGTTGGGTATAAAAATATAAATCCTAAAGCACCAAAAGGATTCCATTTCGATAGATTTGACAATGGGACAGTTAAGCCTAGAGGACTTCTTCAAAACACCTCTTTGTTCCCTTGGAGCCACCTATCACAAAAAGAGAAAGATGGAATGCCAAGATTCCGAATAGATAAATTCGTTCATTATGCACACATGTCAGAATTTTCAAACCCTTATGGTCAGAGCGATTTAAAGTCTGGTTATAGGTCTTGGTTAAGTAAAGATGTCATGATGAAATACTGGATGATGTATTTAGAACGTCATGGCGCACCTCTCCCAATGGCTACTATCCCTCTTGGTGCAACTAATGATGAAGTAGAAGCCTGTAGAACTATGGCTACGAATCTCCATGGCAAATCGGTAGTTATTATGCCAGACGGTTTTGGTCTAGGGTATTTAGAATCAGCTAGAACTGCTTCTCCAGGATTTGAACAGGCTATAGCGATACATAACGGCGCACTTGATCGTTCTGCCATGGTTCCTCAGTTAATGGGACTTTCTGGAGGAGGCGGCACTGGTGGATCTTATGGACTTGGTAAAACACAGTACGATGTTTTCATCTTCTATCAGGAGTTCTTAGGTCTACAGTTAGAAGATGTATTCCAAAGACAAGTAATTAAACCTCTTGTCGATCTTAACTTTGCTAATGTCAAGAATTATCCTAAATTCCAGTTCGCCTCAATCAGAAGAGAAACTAGAAAAGATAGGGCACAGATTGTTCAATTGTTAACTCAATCTGGACACATCAATGCACACGAAGATTGGATTTGGGCATTCATCGATCTACCAATTAACAAAGCTGCTATCCCAAAAGCTGGAACTCCTATATATACCCAAGGGGGAGATCCTTCACTGGATTTAGATAGAGGAACCAGAACGGGAGATCCAGAAGAGAGATCCGCTGCTGAAGGTACTGATCCATATGCAGAGAACACAGAGATGGACGAATCCGATGGTGAGTAAGTTAGATAAAAATAAAACAAATTCTAAAAAAATGGAAGAAATGTTTAATCATATACACGGATATCTAATAAAGGGTTCGTATAGTACCTTATTATTAGAGTTATGTATTCAAGATGGAGTTATCCAGATTGTAAAAATCAATGAAGTTGATAAAAAGAAATCAGTGAAAATATGATGGTATTGAATAAGCGATCTCGTTTCCGTATTTCCTTCGGGCTATCAATGGACACAAAGAAAGGTTCAAATGAGTACTAAGTCAGTAAAACTTACTTTCGATCAAGATGGTATGGCACCTTCTTATGCCCCTGAAGACCAAAGTGACGGTAAATTATCTAAACAAGAGGTTGATAGTAAACTGGGTTTAGATGTTCCTCGTTTTATAGAAATCGGCCCAGTCGCAATCTTTAAAGAAGGAACATGGAACGGTAATACATACAATCGTGATGACGTTATTGAAATGTCTCTAAATTTTCATCGAATGATAAAAACATGGAGACCTACATTAAAGATATCTCATGAACAGGGATGGCATCTAGCAGATAACGAACACACTGAAGAAGCATGCGGTAGACTAACGGATATGTGGGAAGAACGAGGAACCGTATTTGCTAATCTAGCTTTCTCAATTCCATTTTATATCGACAAAATTGCAGGTAAGAAACTGAATCATAAATCTGTAGAAATATGGCCTTCGATGGAATACAACGAGGTTGTGTTTAATAATGTTATCTCTAATGTTGCGCTACTAGGTATTTCAATGCCTGGATGTGGTGACTTGGGTGAAATAGAAGATGAAAATACTAGATACAGATTCTTTTCAAAAGACATCACTTCTAGTGTTAAACCGCTAATATATGTAGTTAACGAAGAAGGGAATGGTGTTATGCCAGACGAAACCAATGTAGACATCGACGCAACTGAAGATAATCAAACTCCAGTTGTACCAGATGTTGATAATTCAGAAGAAGCAAGCGAGAACACAGAAGCTCCTGAGAGTTTTGAAAACTCCGAGGCTCCTGAAGGTGCAGAAGCCGCTGAATTAGATAATCAAGAAGAATCTGAAGAAGAAGCTAATGAAGATGTTCCAGCTCAAGCTCCAGATTCAGAAGAAGCCCCAGTTGATGTTCCAGAACCAGCTGAATCTCCTGAAGCTAATGAATCAGCAGAGGCTCCAGTTGAAATGAGCGCAAAGCCAGACGAACTTCTTAAAGCGTCCTTTGAAGCTCAACTTAAATCTATCGAAGCTAAATTTGCAGCACAGTTTGACGCTCAGAACGCTATCATCGAAGAATTTAAGAAAGAACGAGTTGAGACTAAAATCACTCATGATCTAGAAGACCTTATCAAAGGTGGACACGTCGCACCAGCCAATAGAGAACTTTTGAAATCCCTCTTCATGGCAATGGATAGCGCACAAAAAGTAAACTTCAGTATTGGCGAAAAGGTCGTTGAGGATGCCAGTACACTTTTGAAACACTTGTTAAAAAGCTATTCTGTTTGGCAGTCAGACGCTTCAACTACAAGTGCTGATATAGATACTGAGATGGCAGACGCACTACCAGAGACAGATGAAGAAGTCACTGTTAAATATCGTGGTGTAGAACTCCCTCTCGACAATGCTAAAGAAAACGACATGGCAAAAGACCTTCAGAAGAAGTATGCTCTTGCTGGTAAGACTGTAAAATTCTGGGATTGTTACCTAGAAGTAATTAAGAATCGTAAATAATCGAACTAGACTCTTCATCGAGTCAAAAGAAAGGACTTTGAAATGGCAAATTTTGATGCTATTGTACTCAGTAAAATTGCAAAAGTAGCACTTACAATGGGCTACGGAGTTGTTAGCGATGGAATCAACATTGTTGATCTTCCTGATGCTGATAATGAAGTATGTATGGGACTTGTAGAACACAGTCAGCCTACTGCTGGTGGACATGTTGGTGTAGCAACTGAAGGAACAAGCAACTTCGCTGTAGCTGGTGCCGCACTCGCTATTGATGTTGATGTTATTCTTGACTCAACTGGTAGGTTTATCACTATTCCTGCGGTAACTGGAACTTATAATGTATTTGGTAGATCCCTCAAGAAAGCTGACGCAGCAGGAGACTACTTTGAAATTCTAATCAACCCACGTTCTGTTGAAGTGGTAGCAGGCTAATCTAACTTAGAAAAGGAAATGGTGAAATAAAATGGCTATAATCGCAGGCGTAAGTAATGTACACATTGATGCAGCACTTACTAACATGTCTATCGAGCTTCCAATCGAACAGGGACTTATTCAGGATATGGTATGTCCTTCCCACAAGGTAAGCAAAGAATCTGACAAATATTTTATATTTGATAGAGTCGGCGCAAAAGAATATGATGTAGCAAGGGCGCTTGGTGCCGAAGCTAATCAGTTCAAAATCGGTCTTAGCTCAGACTCATATTCTTGTGAAGAATATGCAATCAGTTCAGCAATCCCATTCAGAATGATCGCAAATCAGGACGAACAGATTGACCTTGAAGCCTCTTCTACTGAAGAAGCAACAAGAATCCTTAGAATGGCAAGAGAACGCAGGGTTGCTGCACTTGTTCAGACTACATCTAACTGGGCAGATACTACTGGTGTAAGCGCAGCATGGAACGGTTCAAGCGCAGACATCAACAAGGACATGGATGCAGCTACCCAGGCTTTCCATCTTCAGGCTGGTATTCTCCCTAACCTCGCAGTAATCTCTTTCCCAATCTATAGAGCTATTATTGCTTATCTCAGAAGCGACCCTACATATAGAAGCAATGCAGACTACAGAGGCGTTGAATTCACACTTGATAAATCTGGCGTAGCTTCTCAGCTTTCAGGTCTATTCGGTATTCAGACTTGGCTCGTTGGTATGCAGATCAAAGATACAGCAATCGTTGGTAAGGATCACGTTGGTGCTTACATGTGGGCGAACACTGTAACTCTTCTTTATGTTAATCCTTCAGCTGGACGTAAAGACAGAACTGCTCTGAAGACTTTCGTTAGTGAAGATCTTACAATCAAGAAATTCGTTTCTGATCCTAAAGATTCACTTTTCATTCAGGCATCACATGTTCTTCAGGAAAAAGTTGTAGCTAAGAGTCTTGGTTATACCATCACTGGCGCTATTACTTAGTATTTGAACCCTATATAGAGCTTTGGTAGGGTAATCTTACCAAAGCTCTATTTAATATAGAAACGAGAAATTAAAATGGGAAGACCAGCCAAATCAGGTAAATCTAGTAAGTTAGGTAAAGAAACTAAAACTGCCAAGCCTAAACTTGCCCCAGAAGTCGTTGAAGAGAAAACAGTTCTTGTTGTAGACGAGGCTATTCTTGAAGACGAAGTTAGTTTGAATGAAGTTCCAGAAGATGCAGAAGTCTTCGACGAATTGATAGCTGAAGTTCTTTTAAATAAAGATGACGCCAATTTTCTTGTATTACATAATATTATTTTTGAAGGCTCTGTTAAACATCCAGGAGATTACATCATTCTAGAAAAAGGTCATAAGAGAATCGAAAGCCTTGATGAATGTTGTAAATCTGGTATGTTAAAAAGAATGTAGGGAAATACAATGGGATATTGCACTGAGGATCAAGTAAGGAAATCATTAGGAAATTTACCTGTTTCAGCTATTCTTTCAGCAGATGTTCTTGAAATAATCGACGAAGCTACTTCTAGAATTGACTCTTTTATTTCTATCAAATATTCCTTACCTCTAGCAACCCCAGTCCCAAAAATGATTCAGCGTTTGTGCAGAGATATAGCAGCCTGTCATATTTACGAAGACATTATTGCTCAAGGTGTGGCAGTTGCTGATTCTCCAAAGATTAAAACCAGATGTGAAAAAGCGGAAAAGACATTAGAAGACATTAGAGATGGAAAACAGCGGATTATCAAAGATGACGGAACTATGGCCGATGAAAGTGACGACGCTGCCTCTAATCCTTGGTCTTCTACAAGTACCTTTAGCTCTTTCTTTGATATAGATGAACCAGTTGAATGGAAATGGTCTGAATTGGAAATCGACGCCGTTAAGGATAAAAGAGATGATTAGATTCGTTTATGAAATACCAGACTCTTTCGATACATTTCTTATGTCTCCAGAAGAGGGAATGGAAAAGATGTATGGTATCGCAGAAGTTTATAAAGAACTTCCGCAGATCATAAACGACATGATTGCCAGAAACTTTGCAGCAGGTAAGAACCCAGACGGAAGCGATTGGGAAGACCTTTCAGATACTACTAAAGACCTTAGATTTGAACAAGGTATTGCCAAATTTAATCCAAGAAAAGCGAACGCCTTTAATGAAGTACTAAAAGCCTCTGGTGACTATTTCGATGACTTGAAAGATATCGAACTAGCCGCTTTTAGAACAGGGTCGCAAATAGATATAGAAGGAAAACAGATATATAGTTTTTACCATTTATCTACAGCGAATCTTCCTTCGTTATGGAATGAATTTTCACATAAGGCTTCTGGTGCGATTCCTTCCAAGGCTACAGTACCACAGAGAAGCGTTGTTTATTTTGATAAAGAAGCAGAATTGCAGATCCTCAGAATGATAGAAAAATCAATAGAAAATTATTGGAGATAAAGATGACAAGGGCAGCTAGTAAATTTCTTAGAATACTTAACCAGATAGAAAAAGATTTAAAAACAATCACTGTCGCCAATGGTTATGTTACAGAGTTGATTCCAGATGCTATAAGCATGCTGCCTTGTCAAATGCCTGCCATTACTATATTTCCGATGTGCTTCATCACCTATAAAGGCAAGACAGTTACAGAACTACAAAATTCTAGGGGAGTTAAGAAGACAAAGCAAATTAGATTGATATTCTTCCTTAGAGATAGTTCAACGAAACCAACCATTAAACAGATAGCCGATCTTGAAACAGACCTAGATGTATTATGGAGAAAGAATAATCCTACCTTAAAGGAAGTAACTGAAACAACTCAAGAGGAGCTTGTTACTAAAATTAAAATGATAGATGACGCAGCATATAAAGTTAGTGGAATGTCGTATGAAGTCTGGATAGCAGATTTTGAAGTAACATTCCATGAGAATTGGACTTAACAGAAGAGGTTTATGATGAAAATAAAGTATGTCGGAGATAGTAGAATTGATACCGAGCATGGTAGATTAGAAAACGGAATGATCCTTATTCTAGACGATATGCATGGGAATCATCTTCTTAAAATGGAAACTAAAAATGGTCAAAAGATGTTCGTTTTGGTAGAAGAGATTAAAGAACTTAAAGACGTCAAGGAAGACAAAGAAGACGTTAAGGAAAACAAATCTAAGAAAATCAAAATGGTAGTAAAAGAAAGTGATGGTTTGTAATGAGCGTAGGAAATGCAATTCTCGGTGTAGAAGAACAGGTGTATATTACCCCAGAAGTAACATACGGTGTATTTGTTGCACCAGCTGGAACTGATGCTGTTAGAATCATCAAAAGTGGTCTAACTGCAACTCAAGAACGTGTAATCAGAAAAGACAAAAGAAACTCAAGAAGTATTTCAGGAAGAATCTCAAGGAAGAAAGTAGCAGAGTTTTCTTTGTCTATGTATATGCTTCCTAGTGGTACTGCTGGAACTCCACCAGATGTACATTATGCACTGAAAGCCGCTTTTGGTACGTACGTTAATGTGCCTCTGACTACTCCTGGGACTGGAAGTGATACATATTCTCTTGCAAGAGATATCAACGAGTCTTATTCGATTTCCAGAATTCTAGGCACAAAGCTTTCTGAAAGTTTTACTGGATGTGTATTCAATGAAATCAAAATCAAGTTCTCTGGTGAAGAAGAGGTAATGCTTGAAATCGCTGGATTCGCAAAAGAATGGATTAGAACGACTCCGACTACTGTAGCCGCTGAAGTTACTGCTTCTGCTACTGTATCCGTTGCCGAGGTAAATCATATTGAAGAAGGCTCCGTTGTAATGATCGGAACAGACCACAACTCACTGGCTGGTTATAAGGTCATCGCAGTAGACGCTACTGGTCTTATTCTAACTCTTGATACAAGTGGTTCATTTGCTTCTGGTGCCGCAATCGTTCCTTACTTCCCTGCCGCTGTAACCGCTGGTGAACCACTCGGATGTTTCCCAGGAAGTATTAAACTTGATACGGTCGGAATGTGCTTCTCAGAATTTGAAGTAACTATTAATAATAACATAACAATGAGAAACAACTGCTTTGGTAGTGAATCAGCTTCTAGCTTCTCAGCGAGTACTTTCAGGGAAGTAAGCTTCACTGGTAACTTGTATATGGATGCCAACAATCTGAACCT